GTCGCAGACCTTCCCCCCCGCCAGATTTTCCACCCCCCCCACCCCCCATGCTGGCGTGGTGGTTGATTATCGACCACCCTTCTCAAGCTCCTCGTGGCACGCATGGCACACGCTCATCAGGTTGTCTGTGTCCATCCTCAAGTGCGGCGCAGATGCGATAGGGACGATGTGGTGGACCTCTGTGGCTGGTGTAGTCTTGCCTTGTGATAGGCAGTGCTCGCATAGTGGATCGATGGTGCGCTTGTGCAGGCTGAGCTTTCTCCAGTCGTTGCCATAGCCACGCTGCTTGGTTGTGCGTGTGTGCTGTGGCTTGCACCTATCGCAATGCTTATCGACTATTGCACCACACTTACAGAGCCTAGCCATAGCGTCGTCTCCATGCGATTCGATTGAGCCATGCCTTACGCTTGCTGCATTCGCAGTCACGCTTGAAGACTGATCTGTATAGACGCTTGAACTGCTTGCCACCAATAGCGTCTATGACTATCTCCAGTATGTCACCAACGCCATAAGACCTGTTAGACCGTCCTCCTTCGGATAAGTGCGACTCAATCCCACACTGACCGCACTTGATGTTCCCTGGCCTGTTCGCAGCGAGTGTCCATCCGCATTGGCAGCGATGCCTCAAAATGCCACCGTACACGAAGTTGGATTCCCAGGTGTTCCTGCTGCGGACTGGACCTGATCGAAAGTCCTAGTAAACGATCCGCTTAGGCAAGTAGATCGGTCGAAAACAGAATTGTTGTTAGCTAATCCAAATATCACCTCGGGAACGCATGATGCTCCGCTTAGCCAATATGGCCGGAACTCTAGGTCCGCCTCAACGGATATCGAGGTAGCAACTGCAGACGGTCTGACATATATCGTTATTTTGTATGGATGCCACCACCGACTTCGGCCGCTTACAGTCTGGATGTAGCACGCACTCGAACTACATGGCGACGCAGGAATCGTGAGTGTTTCGAGATAAGTATAAAGGCATGTCGAAGAATAGGTCACTGCGAACGTACCGTTCAGCGGATCAGCACAACCAGTAGCACCACTCAGAGTAACTGACACTGGCGACGCTGCGTCGCAACAAAAAACGGACGATCCGCAATCATTGACCAGATGATGCGCGGCATTGCGCAGTAAATGACCACCAGGGCCTTTTTTGAGATTGCCCATCAATAGCGGATAGTTAAACCGCCAATTCGCTGGAATCGAAATGCCAACCACTAGCACGCCTCCGCTGTGTCGATATTCGCATAGTTTGTTCCGTCAAGCGTCTGCTCAAGATCAGGATCAACCCATCGAACATTGACGATACCTGGGAACTGTGCTATCCAGAATCCAGAAACACTCTCTTTTATTGCTGTTATGTAGTACGATGCGGGTATCGCAACTGGCCACGGGTTGTATACGGACTGCGTATTGGTGTTAGTCGTTAGTGTAGTCCCTACTATCTTGTACTCGGTGCAAGTAGCAGACGATACAGTCGTGCTAGACCGTGCTGCTATGCCGCCGCCTGGAGTAAGGAAAAGCTTTAGACTTGCTGTCGATCCCTGGCCGCGAACAACTCCCTCTCTATACTCGCCGTCTCTGGAACCGATACCCTCAAGCAGGGACGATGCGTCAGCCTTATTGAATCCGTATGTGTGTTCGTCTTGGCCGGCCATTATGGATGCGTTATCCCGGTTACTTTGATATCTAAATCTAGCTGCGTGGTCGTCGCAGCCGTTCCGAGCCGAGTGATATTGTCACCCGTTCCCAACTCGTCTTCTGGGATGATTTCGCCGGTTGTTGGCCCGCAATAGTAAGTTGTTCCGACAGCCATCGTAGTGCCCACCAGGATGATAGAGCCCTTAATGGCAATCAACCCATATCCGCCGTCGACGCCAGGAGTCATAGTGATGCCCTTCGCTGCAGCCGCCACGGACGATAGGTTTGCATCCGTTGACTTGTGCTTGCTGTCGGTCGAGTCTAAGTAGACAGGCACAGCGACCCCCAGCGTTGCGCCGTATGGCACGTTCTGCGTCACCGTGTTTGATGTCGATCTAACTGCTGTGATCCCCGTTAGTGCTGGCATGTTAGATCCTGATAAAGCTAAAGGTGTTTGTGGCGTATTGGTCGAAAGTCATAATTGCAGGCCCAGTACCAGCAGCCTGCTTGCCACCGGAACCATTTAGCGATCCGAGCATTATTGACCCATCCGAGCTGGTGAAATCAAGCAGGGTAGTTCCCGACTTGTACTGAGTACCAACATCGAGCCGCTTATGCCGCCAGTCCCGAGAGTTGTACTTGAGTTGATACTGAGTCAACCTGCGAGCCTGTCCATAGTAGAAACCAACGGCTGAAGACAGCACTACGCAGAGGAGCGTCTTTGCTGCACGTCCTTTGAACGTCGTCGAGTTGACTGTCTCGCTGCGTGCAATGACATCCTCATCAGTAGTAGTTGCCGGCTCAAACTGCCAGAACTCCCAGATAGGGATATGACGAGTAATAGTCAAACCAGTCTCGAAAGCTTGTCCGGCTGAATTGGCGATAGCCGCACCAGACAAGTCCTTGGTAACTACCTCCTGATACCGCTCGAACTTCGTTTCATATACTGGCACCCAAGCAACCGGGTCATCGCTGGGATTGAAGCCGCCGCTCCCTGTTCCACTTGTACCCTGCTCGATCTCGCTGGAGAAATCGCATACCACATCCCAAATAAGTGCATTGTCAGTTCTGCGATCTGCCTTCGCGCCACGACACACCGTCAAGCCGAATGGCCCCGTAGTGCTATTTACCTGCGGTAGACCTGGGGTCGTAAACAGTATTTCGGCGCGTGTCTGTGTTTTACTGTCCGCCTCGACGATAAATGCGTAGGATTCCTCGAAAACTGGCGTGCCTTTTCTAGATGCAACACGCCCGCTGCCAATGCGAGTCTCTGAGCTACCGATAATGGTAGGCATTAACGAATCCTCCTGAATCCATTGTTTTCTAGCGATGTGTTGATCCGGTCGAGCCAAATGACCATTTGATCGCGTTGTTTATTGGCGTTTTCTTCGAGCTGCGCTTGCTTGGCCGCGGCGTCCATGGCTTGCTTCTCGGCATCGCGACTAGCCTGAGTGAGATAGGCGTATGCTTCCTGCGTGCCAACTTCCAGCGACTTGATCGCCGGGTCTTCCTTGCCGGCTTGAATAAGCTCATCTGTGTTGGCCATGCCGGCCATTGCGATGCCTAGGCCAGCTTCGCGGGTAGCCGATACGATATCCATCAAGCCACCAGCACCACTGCGGAGTGATTCAATTCCGCTTGCTAACGCATCACCCAGCCCCCAGTCACCGCGATCTGCTAGGTTTGCTGCATCGTTTGCTTTTCCAGCCGCTTTAGGATCAAACCAATCTGGAACATGCTTGGGATCCGGCTTCGACATCAACGGCGGATTGAATTTCTCTTCTCTAAAGAATCCAAGATTTTTGAACTCTGGCAATCGGTCTCGATTATCACCGACTGTCAACCAGTCCCACATATCCTTACCAACTGCGCCAATTGCTCCCATGCCGACCTGAAAATTCTTACCGACCTCCCACTCCTTTTGTAGGTCCATGATGGAAGTCATAATTCCCATCAAGCCTTTAAGCGCAGGCGTTAAACCATCTCCGATTTCGGTAGCAAACTCCTTCACACCTGCGGTCATCATTGCCCACTGGCCTGACATAGTTTTACTACGTTCCTCGATCATCCCAAACATCCGACCACCCTCGGATGTGACTGACTTAAATGCCTCCGTAACCTCTTGAGACGATACGCCACCATCCTCCATGCGTTTCTTAAGCTCCAACATCGTCTCGCCAGTCTTGCGGCTTATCTCCTGCAGTGGATTGAAACCTGCGTTGACCATCTGCAGCAAGTCCTGGCCCATTAGCCGGCCTGCGGACGACATCTGAGCGAAAGCAAGCGACATACTTTCAAATCGACCTGAGTTGCCGCCCGTGATGTCGCCTAGCATCTTAAGCGTTGGCAAAACTTGACTAGCTGCGACACCAAACAGCATCAATGTCTGCGCTGCCTTCTGAGTGTCACCGACTGACAGCGGAGATTTAGCAGCCAACTCGCGCAGGTCTACGATCAACGCTTTCGCGGACTGCATATCGCCAATAAGCACAGAGAAAGAAGCCGATGCATCTTCCGCCTCGGAACTCAAGCCGATAGCCGCTTTGGCTCCCTGGACTACTTTGTATGCGACATATGCCGCTGCAAATCTTCTAGTTGCCAGTGCCAGAAGATCAACACCGCCAGCAGCCGACCTCGTTTCGATGCCAAACGTAACCATAGCCCGTGACAACAGAGTCGTCTGGGTCGCTACATGGCCGAGTTTGGAACTAGCAGCATCGAGCAGCCGATTGTAGACACCTTGATCGATGGCACCCGCTTTGAGTGCTTTATCCACCAGGCTAAGCGACCTCGCGTAATTATCCGCTGGTGTCCTCGCTCCGTTGATCTCACGAACTAACCTACCTGTTTCAGCCCGTGAAAGGCCAGAATTGCGAATGTAGTCCTTAGCATCGAGTGCCAACGAGACGCTGTAGCTGCTGATCGTGGTTGCCATTATCGGCTGTTAGCCTTTACAAATTCCTCGAACTGAATCGACATATCTGGAACTTTTGCCTTAGGTGAGTCCGAAGTCCAATCGGCCGGCATCCACTCCGCGAACTTCCTATCCCTATACTCCGACTTTCCACCACTGAACCACCGAAAGCACATCCCGAGCAAAGCATCCAGCATCGACATATTTGCCGCGTGCCGATGCCAAGGGAGCCCCCACGGTTCTAGCTTCCAGTAAGCGGCCCATGTCGCCAATACTCGCTTATCAACATTTGCCAACCAGGCTTCAGGGTCGTCGATACCCAACTGCAAACACAACCGACAAGCCAGCCTCAGTTCGTGGTTGTGTCGGAGTTTTTTACCTCGCGCCCGACATCTTCATTATCCAAACCGTTGTGCCGCATTACTTCCGACATAAGCGGCCCAGTCAAACCGCTCCCAAGCCTATCCCACATCTGCCATTCATCGACGGAGTAGATCGGATCGCCACTGATGGCATCGGAAACACATCGACTCAACAAAACACCTTCAAGCTTTAGGAAATCACGCTTTCCCTGTTTGTCGGTGCAATCGGCAACAATCCTTGCCCTCTCTGCCCTGTCGATCTCCGAAACAGTGAACCGTTCGTTTCGGATGGTCAGGATTGTTTGCTGCAGTGGTGTCGCCTCAAGTCGCTCTCTTAGGCTGCTCATTCGTCGTAATCGCTTTCATCATCTGGAGGTGGTAACTCGTCCGTAGCTGGTGGAGGTGCTGCCTCATCCTCGCTGCAGTCGAGCTGTTTATTGATCTCGTCTTGAATCGCATTCGCCAGAGCCTGCTTGCAACCGGCCAGCGGCGCAAACTGGCTACCCTTCGCGGGAACTCGGCCGATGTATCCCCATGTCCGCTGCGAACCGTCTGGGAAGTAGACATCGACATAATTCAGCCCGCTGTCATGCACTACCGGGAGTCCTTTAATGGTCCCGGTTGGCTTAAGCGGACGTGAGATATCCACGCGAAACTCTTTCAACTGCTTACTCATCAGGCTGACCCCGTAAACCCTGGACCTGTATCACCGTCATACTTCCACTTGACCTGCCCCGTCTGCAGTTCGCCATTGGCAAACGATGGAGGGGTAAATCCGTTGACAAATGCGGTTCCGGTAAACGTCGCCGCTGTCGTTTCTCCGGTACGCATGGGAGCCGTAACCACCACCGCGCCGGCCGAAGCTGGCAGTGAGCAGTAGTTCGCCACCGTCGCAGTGGTAGTCGTCAACCACTTGAACGTCGCAGTTGACTCAGCCACCGAGCGCAAATCGCCTGGGATCGTCTCTTCGCAGTCCGTCGTGGCCAACGTCGACACGTCCACGTTCTTGATTGTCTGCTCACCTTGATTGATCGTGATGCACGTCATCGAAGTTGTCGCAGTCCCGAACCCCATGTTTGCCGCAAACGTAAGCGTTGCTCCGTTGCCGGTATCCCCAGTCAAAGCCATTATGTTGTCTCCGTGAAATCAACCATTAAATCGATCACGCTGACATAACGTCGCTCGTCGCTGCCGTCAGTTGGTGGATCGTCCTGATAACTCATACCCTCTTCCACTCGCACGCCCCGAATATCAACCGAATTTGTCGTACCCTTTTGGGTAATTATTCCGCTAGCCCGAATTGCCTCCGCTACCGAGTTGCTTACAAGCCGAGTTGACGCATAGCACTCGAACTGAATCCTCGAGTGTGCCAATCCAGCGATATTGCTCAACTCATGTTCGTGTTGCGTGTAAAGCTTGCTCATTACGATCGCTGGCATCGGCGCTGACTGTGGCAGTGCATCTGTGTAGATGCGTTGCCCAACCAGATCGGTAATCACCGATTTTCCAAGCAAGTATCCGCGAACACCGATTGCTACATCAGCCACGCCACACCTGATCCATAAGCGTCTTTAGCTTGGCCTTCATAGCGGTTAGCGACTCTGGCCGCGATTCGTCTGCAGCCTGTACCATCACATTGCGGATCTTGATCTTTGTCCTGCCTCCGTCCTTGCCCCAGAAGAACATCCTACGTCCCTTCTGCTTGTGCTCGGCAATCAAGTAAATCTTCTGTCCCGCCCCTGTCTTTCCTGTGTACTCTGGACCAGTCACAGCCAACGCACCGCCGTTCCCGTATTTCCGAACAGCCAGCTTTACTGTTTTCCAGAGTGGCTTAGCACAATCGGCCGCTGCCTTCTGCTTTGCCGAACGTCTGTCGGTATCTGATGCCTTCGAGCGTGGAATCAAAGACTGTGCCCGCTTGGTAATCGGCTGCGTACCAGCCCGCACAACCTTGTCTGCCACCTGATGCCGCTCCAGTGCAGGAACCGCATCGAACATCCGCCCGAGTTCCGCATCCGTAGGCAATTGGATCTTGATATCCATTCGAGCCATCACACCACCGCCTTACACGACAGTTCGATGTACCGCCGTCCGCCATCGACCGGATTGACGTACACAATGCCGTAGTTCCGCGAGCCATGAACAAGCCGCATTTGTGGCGTCACACTCTCACGAAAATGAATAATGAATATCTCGTCTATACCAGCCTCAACCTGTCTGCCACGGGTTCCCTCGCCGCCACGGATTGGCATTCTCTTGGCCGGCTCCGCTGCGTATGTCGTCGCCCAAGTGCGGATCGTCTGGCCGGCATCGTCGACCGTCTCTGTAGCCGTCTGCAGGTCAACACGCTCACGCATCGCACCGACTCGAAAGCCTCTGGTGGGTCGCCATGTCATGGGTACGAACTCCGCATGAACTTAGCCACCAATCGCTCATAAGCCACCTGAGTCTGTGTGTACTCTGGCCCCATCATGTCGGGAGCCTCGAACTCATTAGCAATCAGCAGCAGCATGGCACTCTTGGCGTAATCTGGCACAGTCGTACTGTCGTCGTGGCTACCAAGGACATAGGTAATCGTGGCTGCATCCCAGCGACTGACCATCGATGGCCAATCTTGGGAATAGGCTAGACGCAATTGGCTGCGAGCCGAATCGAGTTGGTACACGCTGCTGCTGAGTGTCTGGCTGCTGTTCCCGCTGTCGTAGTAAGTGATCGACGTGATCGCTGTGACCGGCTTGTGCGGAAACTGCATTTCGCACAGACCAGGCAGTGCTAACGACATCGTTCGCTTTATCAAATACGTCCCCGTATCGTGCTCGAACTGCTCTCGCGCCGACGTGATCTTATGGGCGAGCTTTACGTCGTGGCTTGTGTCCGTTGATGATAGGTTGCACTGGCGTCTCGCATCGTAGATCGTCACCGGCTCCGTCACTGGCTCGATGGTCACCACTGGCGTCGGTATCTGCGTAATCGATTTCAGCATTTTTACAGATCCCTCGCTTAATCAGCACATTCGCCACACCATCAGCCAGCACCGCAAACCGATCTTTCTTCAGTTGGCGGTAATCACGAATCAACTGTACTCGCACGGCACTCGCTCCATTGTTTGGGGTAAAGGTGCTGCAGTTCCATCGTTGGGCTGTAGACCGTCACCATCTCCTCCAAGTGGCCCAGCCGGCAACCTGGATCGACAAAGATCGTATTGCCAGCCTCTCCCCACTGCTTCCAGAACCACACGTCGTCATCAATCTTGTCATCAGTCCAACTACCATTGGCATCTGGCTGCGACATAAACCACGGTTTCGGCAACGCTGCCAACTTCTTGACATTGATAACCGTCAATCCGAAGTGAGCCGACTTGACCTGAATTGGCCGGCCGTCCCACTCCACCGAGGTCTGCTTTTCCAGTGCTGCCAACACCGTCCCACAGCCACGCTTGGGCTGTACTGCGGTGATCGCGTCTATGTAATCGTTGCTTGCGATGATGTTTAGCAGCCGTTGCACATGCTCCGGCGTAAACATCGAATCGAAGTCAATCGTTAATGCGTAATCGACCTCCTGCCGAACCAAATCCTCGAGCATTAGTTGCATACACTGCCCGTAGTACACGCCACCCGAAACAGTCAGCGGAATCCCCAGTCCCTTCATCGCTACTTCGATAAAGTTCCTCGCATAAACCGCTTCGTATCTGGGGGCTGTCATCAGTGCAGCCACGCGCACGCTCTTACTGTTTTCCATCGTTTCGCTCCGGTGGTTATGTGAAAACTGACTAGCCAACTACTGAATTTGTTGCTGCAGTAGCGGAACTGCGATCTTTCAGCATGATTCCATTTGCAGTAACAATTACTGGGCCGTTGGTAGTGGTGTCAGGAGTTACCGAAATTTTCAAGTAACGCTTTCTTCCCTTTAGGTCAATTGCTCGTGTTGCAACAGTCGCAGCAGTGTTGTCAACAGTGATCGAATTAAAGTCACTGTTAAATGTACTGAAGGAGTTTGTTGTATCTCCCTCAGTGATGCTGACGACTACATTGGTCGAGTTGGTATTCAGTTCTGCGCCTACATTGACTACTATCAGTGCGTAATCGGCACCAGTCGTATCCAGTGCAGCGGTACGTGCAGTTGTTGCTGCGGCAACTGGTGCCAGCAGATTGCTAATTTCAGCTGATTGTAAAGCTTTAGTCATTTCGATTGCCTTGAATTAGTTTGATTGCGTTTCAATAAGACTCGCCAGGGCCGAAGCCCCAGCGAGCCCGCCCACCGGAGCGAACAGTGGCTTAGGTGGTCGCTTTAAGTGCCACAATCGCACCAGCGGTCGAAGCTGTTCCACGCTCATGCACGTTGATGTCGTATCGCTGAGTAGCACGAATAGCCACAGCGTCCTGCGAAAAGTAGAACGACTCATCGGCCACAATGCTGATTCCTCGACGATTGCCCAACAGAGCACCCATGCGAAGATCACCGATGTAAGCGACGTGGCTTCCTGCCAAAGTCGTCGCTGCGCTAGGCATGACCTGCACAAACTCTACAGGGAAACCCAGGAACATCCGTTGGCTTGGGCCGCCCTCGACATCGCCCACAGTGTTTCCACCAGCGGCAACAATCAGACGAGCCATCGACAACCAGTAACCAGCCCGGCTGATGTACCATTTGGCATTGCCGGATGCGTACTCTGGCAATTTGGAAACAGCCAATTCAAAGTCCTCTAAATCCAACTGCCCAAATGTCGGGTTTCCAGATGCTGCATCGGCCACAGAACCAGCAGCCAAAACCGAATTGGTAGCAGCCAATCCTTGGATGCCACCGTAGGTTGAGGTTGCATCGCCGAGGAACAAAGCCGAATCCTCAGATTTTGCGAACTGATTAGCAACAGACCGAGCCAACATTTCCGCAACCGCAATCACAGAGTCTTCATTCAGCTCGCTGGAAATCGCCGTCAGTGTCGCCAATTTTTTGGCTTCCAATCGGATCTGCTCGACGGTCATGTCGCTAGCAGTAATCGCACTGTTCTCACCCACGTAGTAGGCGGACAACTCACTAGCCAGCTTTGGCCAGGTGTTGTTGCCATCGCTCATCGGCACTACTTGGCAATTGCGCCGTGCTACGCCGTACTGCTCACGCAGCTCGACAATCGACGATTCCAGCGGCTCAGGAACCAGATAACCACCCTTTGGGTTGTTGCCGGTTGTCATGGCTGCCTTGATGCCGTGGTCGTTGCACCACTGGCGGGAATGCTCGTTGCCCATAACAAACGCCATTACGTATTGACCGCTGGCGTATGCGTCATCCTCATTCTTGAACGCTGTCAGCTTCCCACACTTAGCCCGAGCTGGAACCTTGAGCGTTGCCGACGTTCCGTTCTCGACCATTTGCTGATCGAGCTTGCCTGAAAGAGCATTGCGGATCGCTTGCTTTTTATTGGCTTCGATCTTGAGTGTGCGATCCAGAGCGGCTTCAGCCTTCTCGATCAACCCTCCTTGGTTCAGAATGGCATCAACACGAGCCTGCTCGTCTTCGAGCAACTCACGCTTATCCGTTTCGGCAAGCTCGATGATGGCTTGCACTTCCGCACGCATTTCCGTGATGTCGTCGCGGATCTCAGTAGATTTTCGCATTTCGTTTGGCCTTTTGTAGTGCAGGCCATTACGAAAATAGCGGCGTGGCCTGCGAACTGAAAACGTGTAAAAACGTCTCCGGTTTGCTTGCCAAGCCGCTAACTAGTTGCTCGGTGTTGCGATCCAGATTGTAGTTTGTGCGGGTGTTTCTCCCGCGTCTGCATTCAAATATGAATTGCCGTGCAATTCTTGCAAGGGCAGATTAAACTTTCGCTCGAATAAATCCCCTGGCCTCCGATACCGACTGCGGATCGTCGACCAGTTTCCACGATTCAACATCCACGAAGCCGGCCGCTTCCACCATCGCACGCCATGCTCGCAGAGTGCCCACGAACCAATTGCTGTAGTTCATTCCGTATTCGTTCGCTGGATAGAACTCAAAACTGCACTCGTTGCCAGAATATCCGTACTCACAATAGGCCGATTGACACCCGTCCAGAATCGCCGTCTCGATGTGCAGCGTACCACCTGGCAAAAGCAGCTTACGCATGTTCTGCAGCGCCAGCAGTGGGTGCTTAAGGTGGTACAGAACTCCGAACGCAAATATATTTGTGTACTCACAACAAAGCTTGTTTGCCTTTTGGATGTCCGCCTCGTAATACTCGATCGACTGCCCCTTGTCGTTCTGCAAACCTTCCCAGCGCGACTTGTCGAACCCTAACGCATTCGCGCACAGCAGAAACGACTTCCACCGCCAAGACCTATCAGCTTTGTTTAAATCGCCAGTGGTATCGCTAAAGTCCTCGACGGCCGTAACCATGCGAGCCCCGCGCCGCAACGCCTCAAACGTCCAGTATCCATCCCACGCCCCGATGTCCAGCACCGTAGCCCCAGTCATGTCCGCTGGGATCTGGTACGACGATTGGTCAATTGGTGCCCACCCTGGCGTCGTGACATCGTTTGGCAACGCGACCTTGTGATACCAGTACGGCACATCGGCCACTGCGGCCTGCAATTCTTCCTTAGTCATTCCGTTCGCTCCGGTTTTAATTACTTCGACAATCGCAACTTCAGCCTGGCCAGCTCCCTGGCAATCGGCTGCGGTTTCATTCTTGCCTGCGTTGGCTGGTCGAGCAGATCGGTTGGAGGATGCTCGAACCAAGCAGCCATCTGTGGCCGCTGAGTGTTGGCCGTCTCAACCGTAGAGGTCGACAGGCCAGCCTCCAAGGATGCCGCCGAATCGTACCAAGTCTCCTCTGCCATCAACGACAGCAGCCCATCCTTTGGCCCAGACATATACTCCGCGTAGATGTCCGCCAGAGAATTGTCGTAAACGTCCAGGATCTCGGCCAGCTTACGCATCTCGGCAGCATTACCCATGCCAACAGCCATCGCGCTGTGAATCATCCACCGCGATCCCTTCAGCGTCGTGCGACTGTCGCCAGCCAGCGCGATCACCGAAGCGGCCGAAGCTGCCAGAGAGTCCACGACAGTATCCACGCCACCCTTGTAACGCTTGAGCGTGTTGTAAATCGCAATCCCCTCGTCGGCAATACCGCCTGGCGAGTTGATCCGTACCGTAACCCGCTTTCCGCCCATCTGAGCCAGTGCATCCGAGACGTTACTGGCAGAAATGCCAGAGCCATCCCAAGATTCCCCGATAACGTCGTACAGCAGAATTTCAGCGGCTTTTGTATCAAAACTAAACATCGGTTAGCTCCATTTCAGAAACGATTATTGAGGCCCTTGCAGTCCAGTTCGCAACACACTCCTCAACGACTCGAACTAAGTCATCAGGCATTGCCTCTGCACACTCCAGCAATCTACGCTTGCTCTCCATACAGTGGACCGTAGCCAAATCTCGGTCGCCACCGATTCGCTCGATGTCATCCGCCAGCTTTGGCTCCCACTTCGCGTAGAACTTGTCGATCCAACTGCAGAAGTTTTTCGACGATGCAGCAGCTTGATTCGCCCGCTGTTGCTCGATCTTGCACAGATTCTCAAGCAGTACCACCGATGCCGACCTGTTGCTGGCGTTGGTGGAGGCTGAGTCTGTCGATGTTGCCTGGCCAGCTTCTTCTGGGCTGTCTGCTGCCGGCTCTCCGGGTGTAATCGCAGGATTCTCGAACACGTCGCCACCCTCGACTGGGTTCATGTCGAACATCTCCCGCACTTCGTTTCTGTTCCAGATCTTGTTCTGGACCGCCAGCGAAGCCGTCTGCATCGACGTGCTCTTATCCGTCCGCAGCAGTGCCCCATCGTTAAACTTGAAGTAATAGCCGTTTAGCAACTCGTTATTCGACAGCAGCTTAAGCTCGCACTCCTCCTCCCACACCCGCAGCCATATGTTGAGACAGTTTTGCATATAGGCCAAGTTCTTTTGCTCCAGCGAATTGTAGCTCACGCTCGAATCATCCCCCAGGATGTTTTCCAGCATGAACCGCAACGCCTCTTCTTGCCGCATATGCTTGAGCATCAGCACGAACTCAGCGTCCTTATTGGACATCGCCAGAACATTGGCTTTGATCCCCTCGCGCAGCATCGCAGTCTTGCCGGAATTTTGTGCACCATCCTGATCTCGCCTCCATGCCTCTAGGAACTTGGCCGCGTCTGTCTCCTGCCGGAACTTGCCCTCTGGAACCTCCAGCACAACGCTACCTCCGTGCCCCTTGCGCAACTGCGATAGATTGCGATCCGTGGCAGCGATCCCTGCCTCCCAAGCCTCTCTGGCCAGTGACAGCAGCGAATAACCACATACACCATCCGAGCCCAGTCCCTGGATATGCAACACCTGATCGTTGCTCAGTGTCAGGTAATTTTCACCAGATTCGATCTGCTCGAATAGACTCAGCCGCTCGTCGGCATGTGGCACATAGATAAAAGCCTTCTCGCCTTCGACCAGACCGACAGCCATTTTCCCAGGGCAAAGTGGCACAAGTTCCAGCACACGTCGACGACTTCTGCGAATGTAAGCGTAGCCGTTGCCCCACAGCAGCGCGTGTGATGTCAGCAGACGCTTAAATACAATGGGCGTTTGGTAAGCATTCGGCCGAACTCGCATCAACGGATATGCGTAGTGGTCCGTTGGCTTGCGGATCTCACGACCAACCTGTTGATGGATGTTCAGCGGTAGCTGTCCAATGTGGCCAGATATCTTATTGACTGCGTACCACACAGCCGGATTCTTAAGCGCACGATCCGCACTCATGCGTGCCATTGGCTCGTCCGTATTCGTCCATCGAATACCCAGAGCGCCCAATGCAGTCGTGATAGCGTTTGCAAAACCAACCATTGTTTAGCTCATATATAAATTGCCGCGCACCTTAGCCGGTGCCAGACTCGCCATTCTGAACGCCATGATGACAGCTACGATAGGGTCGATCTTCTCTCCGCTGGAGCGCTTATCGAACATCCACCTGTCATTCCGATCCCGGCTGATGATCGCATTGCCAGCACACCACCGCAAAAGCGGATTGCCGTTGTGGGTGATCCGCCCGTCCTTCATTGCCTGCATGAAGTCGCGTATCGGCTCGTTGAACATGCTGAAGTTTTGAGCCATACGTGCGGCCGTTATTCCCTCTTCCGTCAAGTCGTCGCCAAACTGCTGCGCGTTGTATTGGTCATAAGCCACCGCATGGACACCATACTCGCCCACTTCCTCGATTAAGTCGTCTCGCAGGTTAGCGGTGGGATACTTGCACTTGTGAATCAATCCGTCGTATACCCAATTGGCAAACGGCTGGACCGTCAAATCTCGCTCGGTATCCGCCGCGATGTACGCCTGAGTCCTGATCTCGTAGCGATAGACTGGCTTTCCGTCCCGCTCTTCATCCAGCTCAAAGCGTGCCGCCATCCCCCACGCGGCCAAGTCATCACGTCCGCCCAAATCCACACCGGCCCCAATCGCATCCGCTTCGCTCCAGTCCGACAGTTCGCCGCGGCACTTGTCCCACTGCTCCAGGTCAAACGCCTTCTCCATCGAAGACACCAACCGATTGCAGTGGTAGCGAGTGAAGCGATTGAGCGACAGTTTACTAGACGCGGCCTGCTTGGCCTGGTCCCGCAAATAGTCGAGCTTGACCGATACACCTAGATTCGGATTGGCTTTGATCCAAGTCGCCTCGTCCAGCGGGTCGTCATCTTCGTCGATCTCGAACACATACG